AGCTGAAGCGCATCACAGGCAACCCCGGCAAGCGCCCTCTTCCTGACCTTGCTGTGATCACGACTCTCCCGATGGCTCACACCACGCCAGAGCCTCCTGCCGACCTCGGCAAGGATGGCGTGGCACTGTGGAACGCCGCTTGGGGTGAGGCGATCTCATGGCTCTCGCCGACAAGCGATGCCCACGCCATCGAGAACGCCGCCCGACTCGCTGACGATGTCGCCAGCGCTCGCCAAAAGTATCGGGCAACACTTGAACCTGCCGATGGTCGGCTTCTGGTTCATCTCAACAAGGCTTTCGTTGATTCTCTTTCCTCACTTGGCTTCGACCCAACATCGCGCTCGCGATTGGGAGTGGCTGAGGTCAAGAAGATCAGCGCCATCGATAAACTTCTCGCCAAGCGAGAGGCTCGCGAATAATTTCAGCCGGGGGGCGACATGGCAGGGAAAGAACAGATCGCTGGCTTTCCGCCAAGATGGTTGACTAAAGTTCCTGAGACCGATCTGAAAAGATCGAGAGGCGATGACATCGCCGATTTCGCAGAAGCACTCTGCAAGATCACAAAAGATTCCATCGCTGGTCATGCTGGCGAGGACTTGGTCTTCCGACCTTGGCAACGCGAACTCACCAAACAACTCTTCGCAGTCAAGGCGGATGGAACATTCCGTCACCGCGTTGGTCTTGTCGGGCTTCCTCGTAAGAATGGAAAGTCTGCTTGGCTCTCCGCAGTAGCTCTTGAGTCGCTGGTTCTTGGCGCTCAGGGTGGTGAGATTTATTCTTGCGCTGCTGAAAAGGAACAGGCAAAGATCGTCTTCAATACCGCCAAGGAGATGGTTCGCCTTCACCCAGAACTTTCCGAACTGCTGACAGTCTATAAAGACACGATTCACAACCCGAAGACTGGCAGTGTTTATCGCGCTCTCTCATCTGATGCGTTCTCCAAAGAAGGCTTGAACCCCACTTTGGTCTGCTTCGATGAATTACACGCGCAACCCAATCGAGAATTGTTCGATGTTATGTCGCTCGCAATGGGCGCTCGCATCGAGCCAATGCTGGTTGCAATTACTACCGCAGGAGTCAAGACTGACAACAGTGGCAAGGATTCGATCTGCTTCAGCCTTTACGAATACGGCAAGCGCATCGCTCTCGGTGAAGTTGACGATCCTTCGTTCTTCTTTGCATGGTGGGAAGCCAACAATGATGGCGACTACCGAGATCCAAACGCTTGGAAGGAAGCCAATCCCGGCTTCGGCGACATCGTTGCGGCTGATGACTTTGCTTCAGCAATCTTGCGAACGCCAGAAGCTGAGTTCAAGACAAAACGCTTGAACATCTGGTCTTCTACTTCCGACACTTGGCTTCCTCATGGTTCATGGGATGCAATCGCCGATGAGCGAGAAGTATCTGATGGCGTTGATGTCGTTCTTGGCTTTGACGGCTCTTTCAATGGTGACTGCACCGCAATCGTTGCTGTGACTGTTGAAGAAGTTCCTCACATCTTTCCGATCGCCGTCTGGGAGAAGCCCGATGAGGCTGATGCCACTTGGCAAGTCCCCGTTCTCGAAGTCGAAGATGCTATTCGCTCGACAGCGATGAAGTATCAAGTCTTGGAGATCGCTTGCGACCCTTATCGCTGGGCGCGAACATTCCAAGTCTTAGAAGATGAAGGTCTTCCAGTCGTGACTTTCCCTCAGACTGCTTCACGCATGACCCCAGCAACGACTCGATTCTTCGAGGCTGTGGTCAATAAGCAGATCACTCACAATGCTGATGCTCGCCTTGCGCGACATATTGGCAACGCCCAACTTCGGACAGACAATCGTGGTTCGCGATTGGCTAAGGAAGCAAAAGGTTCCAAACGCCGAATCGACTTGGCTGTGTCATCAGTAATGGCACTCGAACGCGCAAGTTGGTGGCAATCCCAAGGTGGCTCACTGCCACAAATCTTCGACCCATTCTCAATGGAGGTTCCAGATGCGTGATTACATCACGACAGCCGCAGAAGTAGTTGGCGCAGCCATGATCTCCGTTGGGCTAGGAATCATTCTTGGTGTCGGCGCAGCTCTTATCGCAGGAGGCATCTTGATCATCGTGGCTTCAACATTCGCAGACTTGGGAGGCAATAAGTGAGCATCTTCAGTCGCGGCATTCAATCTTTCACAGTAGGTCGCTATCCACAGTTCAACAACTATGTCTCACCATTGAGCCAACTCTATGGTCAGACCTCTATGACTTCTGCTGCTGGCGAGCGCATCGATGAGTGGACTGCTCTCGGAGTCTCTGCCGTACTCGGCGCGGTTTCCCTTCTCGCCGATTCAGTAGCTTCAATGCCACTTCGTTGCTACACAGTCAACAAAGATGGTCAGCGCGTTATGCGCCCACTTCCTGATGTTCTCAGCGATCCAGATCCTGAGTCGAACACTTATGAATTGATCCATCAGATCGTGGCTTCAATGGCTCTTCATGGCAACGCTTATGTCAAGATCGATCGCGATCGCATGGGCAACATGATCGGTCTCGTGCCACTTCACCCTTACCAGATGCAGGTTCTTCCAACGGGAGACATGACTGGTCGCCGTTACCTTCACCTCGGAAATGAGATGAATCGTGAGGATGTTCTTCATCTTCGCTGGTTCACTCCTCCTCAATCGTTAGTGGGAATCAGCCCACTCAATCAGGCTCGCAACCTCATTGGTCTTTCCATCGCTATGGATCGTCACTTGGCTCAGTTCTATGGCGAGGGCGGAACACCTTCCGGCATCCTTGAGACTGATCAGAAGCTCAACCTCGAACAGGCTCGCGTTATTCAGGCGACATGGGAAGCAACTCATCGCCGTCACCGCAAGCCAGCCGTTCTCTCTGATGGCTTGAAGTTCCGACCAATCACCACTTCAGCAGCCGATTCTGAAATGATCAAGACTCGTGAGCAGTTGATTCGCGACATCGCTCGCATCTTCCGCATCCCAGACCACTTGATCGGCGCTCTCGGCGACAATCAGACATATCAGAATGTCGAGCAAGCATCACTCAACTTCTTGACTCACACGATCGCACCTTGGATCCGCCGAATTGAAATCGCGCTCTCGCAGATTCTCGATCTTGGTGACGATGTTGCTTTCGATACTTCCACCCTTCTTCGCACCGATGCAATCACACGCGCTCGCGTGAACATGATCAATGTGTCAATGGGCGCTCGCACACCAAATGAAGTTCGCCAGATCGAAGGCTTGGAGCCTTACGAAGGCGGAGACAAGTTCAATCAGGCACTTGCAGGAAATGTCACCGCAGGAGGAGAAAATCCATCGCTCGGCGAGGACACAGATCCTTCAGCGCCAGTCATGGGGGTTCTTGAATAATGGCTGAGACATTCCGAGTTCCCAAGGGAGTTCAAGATGAAGCGAAAATGGCTTTGGGTTGGATTGCTGATGGTCACGCTGGTTCTGGCTTTACGGCAGTGGGCAAGAAAAGAGCAAGCGACTTGGCTGCTGGAAACCCAGTAAGTGCAGAAACTATCTTGCGGATGTATTCATTCTTCAAGAGACATGAAATGGACAAGAAGGCAGAAGGATTCAACTCTGGCGAAGATGGCTTCCCATCCGCCGGAAGAGTGGCGTGGTCAGCTTGGGGCGGAGATGCTGGCTTTGATTGGTCAACGAAAATCAGAAATCAAATCTCGAAGAGCGCTCGTGCGCTTTCCCTGATGGCATCCGAGGAGGGTGACATGGCTGACATGAATCAAGTTCCTGATCTAAATGAGGAACTGACTGAACTTCTCGCAGATGTTGTGAGTTTCTACTTCCGCGCTCATGGCGCTCACTGGAATGTGAAAGGCGCTGACTTCAGCGAGTATCACAAGCTCTTCCTCAAGATCTATGAAGATGTCTATGAGTCCATCGATCCAATCGCGGAGAACCTTCGCAAGTTGGGTTCAGTTGCACCATTCACACTCACTTCATTCTTGGCACTTCGTTCGATCGAAGATGCCCCAGTAATCTTGCAAGATCCAATCGCTCTTGCCACTGACCTTCTCTCTGCCAACGACACCATCCTTGATGAGTTGTCCGATGCTTTCGATTGCGCTACTGCTTACTCACAGCAGGGAGTCGCTAACTTCCTAGCAGGTCGCATCGACCAGCATCAATTCTGGAAGTGGCAGTTGACCGCTTCACTTGGTCAGGAAGTCACACAGCCTTCAGTCGATGCTCTTGATGATCAGGGTGAAGATGCCGATGATCAGCCATACGATCAGGTCGATGATATGTTGACAGAGCAAGGTCTAGCTCCAATGCCGATCATGCCTCGATCAGCCTCTGGCGCATCCGATCTTCCTATTGCCCCACGCGATACCGCTTGGGATGCAGCAGCAGCCGACAAGCGAGTTCAGGAATGGGCTGGCGGCGACAAGATGGACTGGGAAAAGTACGCCAAGGCGTTCTTCTATGTCGATGAGACCAAGAAGGATCTTCTCGGTTCTTACAAGTTGCAGTTCGCCGACATCATTGATGGCTCACTCGTAGCAATACCGAAGGCAATCTTCGCAGTCGCTGGTGTCTTGAATGGCGCTCGTGGTGGAGTCAATATCCCAGACTCAGATGCTGCTGAAATCAAGGACAAAGTCTCGGCTTACTATGACCGCCTCGCAAAAGAGTTCAACGATGATTCCATCAAGGCTCCCTTCGAGAACCGCGCTTCCGCAGCTCGTATCGGTGAAGGTTCCTTCGTCTCATGGAAGACCAGCAATGGTCGCGCCAAGGGCAAGGTCGAGAAGGTAGTCACCAAGGGTCAGGCAAAGTCTTCTGAGGGTTACACCTTGGAGACAACCCCAGATCAACCAGCCTTCGCAGTTCGTATCTACAAAGAGCAGGGGAATGGTTGGGTTCCAACCGATGTTGTCTCAGTCCATCGCAGTGACATCCTCACAGTGATCACTGCCCTACCTGCCCCTCGTTCGGAGGAAACATCTATGATCGAAGCTCGCAAGGCTATGGCTGGCGCAGAGCGCATCACCATGACTGCCGAAGTTCGTGCAGTTGCAACTGATGACGGCTCATTGAAGATCGGCGGATACGCTGCAACCTTCAACTCAGAAGCCACAGGCTTGAACTTCCGCGAAGTAATCGCTCCCGGAGCATTC